GAAGACTTACTCATGCACCTTCCCCGCCGTAGGGGTTTCCACAGGGTGCAGCAGTAAGTCTTTTTTTTTGCTCCACTCGACCGCACTCCTCGCGTTAGCGGTGCACCTAGATGGGTGGCAGGGAAGGAAACATTGGCCAGGGATTACCACCCCCTGCGAGCCGCGCAGCGTTCCAGAGCGACTGCACAAGTGTCGAACCTCCTGGGTGGTCTCAGGCTCGGCATGATTGAATCTGGCGTCAAGCGAGCACTGGTAGGAACCATCTGTATAGATGAGTGACCCTGCGGGTGAGGCGGTAGGGCATACCACCTTGGATATACTATTGTCTTTTAATATGTTATCGGAGAGCAGTGTGGATTTTGAGCAAGAGTATCTAGACGCATCTATCGGTCCCTCTGATATGTCTGAGCATATGTCCTGGATCTCTGACCTAACCTCAGAATGCACTCACACCACAGAACTAGGTGTCGGTAGAGCCAACAGCACCAGAGCTTTCCTACGACATAACCAAGAACATCATTCCTACGAAATAGATCCTGTGCCTGCTTCTCTGGACTACTTCAAACGTGCACAGGACGCCGGTAGGAACGTCACCCTGCACATCGCAGACACCAGGGAAGTAGAGATCGCTGAGACTGATCTGATGCTGGTTGACAGCTATCACTCCTACGATCAGGTCAAGAAGGAACTAGAGCTTCACGCTGGCAAGGTCAGGAAGTACATTCTCTTCCATGACACAGAGATATTTGGTCCTGTAGGCCAGGGTGGGGAGAAGGGCATCTGGCCTGCCATAGAAGAGTTCCTGGCCGATCACCCTGAGTGGGTGCTGGCAGAGAAGCGTAAGAACTGCTATGGCATGACTCTCATCAAGAAAATCCAGACAGGGGGTTGACACTCTTTTTTTTTTCTGTTCTAGTGTTGTCTCTCGTATCTTATATCTATAGGTAATCTTATGAAACTCTGCATCGACTGCAAGCAGTTCATCCCAGCACGGGATGACCCTAAACATCTCATGGCGAAGTGTGGTGCTGACTACAGCATCAACCCAGTCTCTGGTGACAAGACCTTCCGCTACGCTTTTGAGCAGCGTGTCTACTCCACTGGCACTTGTCAGCCTGAGGCTCTCCTCTTCATCCCTAAAACTTTAGAGGTCTGCAATGGATGACTTCGCACCCGAAATCCGCAACTCTGCTTGGTGGTCCGGTGATAGCCGTATGGCCGCTAATGGCCGTGCAGCAGAGGCTATCCTTATCAAGCAGGGCAAGATCATTCCTGAAGACATCTCTGACAAAGAGAATGTGAAGATGGGTCATGTGATGCAACCCATCATAGGGCGTCTAGTTCAAGATCGCCTGCAGGTTGAACTCAAGGATGCTGACTATGCGATGTCACATCCTAAAGAACCTTGGCTACGTTCTCACTTTGACTTCATCTCTGCTGATGGTTCTTTCTTGGTTGAAGCCAAGAACTACAACGGCAGTCAGAGAAAGAAGTTCGATGAGTCTGGGATCATGCCGGATGCCGACAGAGTGCAGTGTATCCACGAGGCTACAGTTCACGGGATCAGCAAGGTCTATCTGGCAGTGCTACTGGGAGGCCAGGAGCTGCAAGTAATCCCGGTAGATGTCACTCCTGACATGATGCTCGACCACGTTAAGTGGTGCGCTAAGTGGTGGGGCTATGTGGCATCTAAGACTGAACCTGAACCTGAGACTATCGAGCAGGCAAGGTTGCTGTTTTCCCAGTCTGAGGCTTCTGTAGCTACTGCCAATGCTGAACTTGAATCTATCCTGTCTAGGCTCTCTAGCCTCACAGAACAACGTAAGAGCCTAGAGGACGCTGAGGAGCAGCACAAGTTAGCAGTGATGCGTTTCATGCGCGACAGAGACGTTCTGACGGCTGTTGATGGTAGTGTGCTGGCAACTTGGAAGTCAGCTAAAGGCAGCAGGAAGTTTGATGCCAAAGCATTCCAAGAGGCGTATCCCCAGATGTACGATCAGTTTGTCCGGGAGGTTCCCGGATCTAGAAGGTTCCTTATCAAATGAATGAAGAAGTCAATGACGATGATGTATGGCATCTCTATCGTGCTCTTGCGATGGCCGCATTTATCATCAAACGAGAGAATCCCTACCATCATCAGTCTAAGCAGATGATCAAGGATTCAGCTTCCGAATATGCAAATCTTATGTGCGAGGAAATAGGAAATGAGCCAGTTAATCACCGTTGATCAAATCCAAACGATGGCTAATGCTGTCGTTAAATCACAACTGTTCGGTATGAAGACGGTAGAACAAGCTACCGCTCTCATGCTCATCGCCCAGGCAGAAGGCTATCACCCTGCTCTCGCAGCTCGTGACTATCACATCATCCAAGGTAGACCAACCCTGAAAGCAGAAACCATGATGGCGAGGTTTCAGCAGCAGGGAGGCAAGGTTGACTGGAAGACTCTGACTGACGAGGAAGTGACCGCCACCTTCTCACATCCATCCGGTGGATCTGCAACGATCACCTGGACGTTTGATCAAGCTCGCAAAGCAGGACTAACCGGCAAGGACAACTGGAAGAACTATCCTCGTGCGATGTTGCGTGCACGGGTGGTATCAGAAGGTATCAGGACGGTCTTCCCAGGCGTTGTGCTGGGCGTCTACACGCCTGAAGAGGTGCAGGACATACCCAACCCTCCACCCAGCCGTGATATGGGCACAGCGGTCGTTGTAGAGGAGGAGAAGGTAGACCATCCCTTTTCACTCTTTCTTGCAGACGGAAGTGTCTACAAAGGCTACCCGGATTTCCCCGAGTACATGGAAGGCATTAGGTCTATGGTTGCGAAGATAACCAACTCCTCGAAATTCACTGAAGAGGAAAAGAAGCAGAAGATCACCAGTCTGCTGACTGCCAACAGCAAGCAGATAGATTCCCTGCCTGCTCTGTCTAAGGTTCAACTCAAGGCTGCACTTATCGGGGAGGGATCGAACCTCCCAAACGCAATACGGGAACCGTCAGACCCGGAGATATCAGAGGAATTGTGAGCGGTTTCCATCGTATAGGTCAAATCAACATTAGAGGTTTTAATGAGCTACGACAAAAAAGAATATCCAGTGACCCCCGGCAAAACAATTCTTTTCTCGAAAGATCCCTCCCAAAAGAAGAACCCTAATTCTCCAGACTGGGATGGTGATTTAGTTCTCACCAGATCATATACAGAAGGTCAAACCCTCAAACTTAGTATCTGGAAGTCTATGGCAAAGAATGGGAAGGAGTACTTTACCATTAAAGAAAATACCTACTTCAAAGACAAGGAGCTTGCAGATAATGCTCCCAAGGAAGTCCCTGCTTCCTACAAGCCTTATGGCGGGACATTCAAAAAGAATGTCGATGACGATTCGGATGTCCCTTTTTAGTTAGAACGGGAAGATGACTCCTACCCAGAGGTCTTTAGAGTACCTGCGTGAGCAAGGCTATCTCTGCGCCATAGTCGAGAAGTGGAACCCTCACGCTCGGATACGGCAGGATCTCTGGGGTTGGTGCGACATCTTGGCTATCCGCAAGAATGAGGTTCTGGCAGTCCAGGTCACTGCATCTGGAGTGTCAGACCGTATCAAGAAGATCACGGCATCTGAGACGGTAGGACCCGTCAGGGAAGCAGGGATCAGGATAGAAGTACACGGGTGGCGGAAGAACTCCGCTGGTAAATATGTAATGAGGATTGAGGATATATCATGATAGAAGGAATGACTTTAAGAGATTGGTTTGCCGGTCAAGCACTGTCTGGCATAGCGTCACTGATTGGTCACGACAATCAAAATTCAGAGTCAATAGCTGAATATGCTTATCTTATTGCAGACTGCATGATGGATGAAAAAAAAGAATGGGACAAAAACAATGAATAGTCTATTTGTAGCTACTCCAATGTACGGTGGAATGTGTACAGGCTTCTACCTGCAATCAATGCTATCACTGGTGAGTATTGCCAAGCAGGCAGAGGTAGAAGTCTCCTGCTCTTTCATGTTCAATGAGAGCCTGATCCAGAGAGCCAGGAACGGTCTTGCACACCAGTTCTTGAAGACCAACTGCACTCACCTGATGTTCATCGACGCTGACATCCGGTTTGATGCTAATGACATCCTGACGATGGTTGCAGCAGACAAGGACATCATCTGCGGTCTCTACCCTAAGAAGGAGATCAACTGGCAGCAGGTGGCAATATCTGCCGGTGCAGGCGTTCCCGTGGATCAGCTCAAGAACCACACAGGCGCGATGGTGGTCAACCTAGTGGGCCAGGAAGGGGAAGTGGTTGTACCCCAGAACGAGCCTCTGGAGATCGTCAACGGCGGCACAGGGTTCATGCTCATCAAGCGTGAAGTGTTTGAATCGCTCAAGCCTTTTGTGAACACCTACCACAACGATGTGCTGGACACGGCAGGCACGTTCAAGCCTGACCTCATGCACGAGTACTTCCCGGTAATGGTGGAAGACTCCAGGCTACTGTCTGAAGACTTTGCCTTCTGCACGATCGCTCGCAGGCAAGGCTTCCAGATCTGGGCTGCTCCCTGGGTCCGACTGGGCCACTACGGGAGCTACCTGTTTGAAGGATCTTTAATTCCTGCGCCGTGACCGCTTGGCAGTCTTAGCAGACTTACGGAAAGCCTCGGCAGTTGGGAATCCCTTCTGCCCAGGCCTCTTCGCAGGAAGACCTAACTTCCTACGTCTGTTGATGTTGTAGTACAGACCTTTCTTGACCATCTCGTATCCCTAAAACATCTGGGTTAACGTAGGCCACATCGCC